GGCCAACGGGTCAAATATTGCAAGATCAACTGCTATGAGATTCTTGAAGAAAAAGAATGGGCTGGTAAGTGGATTCCAGTCATTCGTGTGATTGGCAACGAATTCGAGGTTGATGGCCGTATTTACATTTCTGGCTTGGTGCGTAATGCCAAAGATGCCCAGCGCATGTACAACTATTGGGTGTCACAAGAAGCCGAAATGTTGGCTTTAGCGCCTAAAGCACCGTTTATTGGCTACGGCGGCCAGTTTGAGGGCTATGAGGACAAGTGGAAGACGGCTAACACAAACAACTGGCCATACCTTGAGGTCAATCCAGACGTTACAGACGGCCAAGGCGCGGTCTTGCCACTACCCCAGCGGGCACAGCCGCCGATGGCGTCTAGCGGTCTATTGCAGGCCAAAGCAGGCGCATCTGAGGACATTAAGTCTACAACAGGTCAATATAACGCCAGTTTAGGCATGGGATCAAACGAGCGTTCAGGCAAAGCCATTCTGGCACGCCAGCGCGAAGGTGATGTGGGCACATACCACTACGGTGACAACCTGACCCGTGCTGTGCGGCACGTTGCTCGTCAGTTGGTGGACTTGATCCCTAAAATTTACGACACCCAGCGCATTGCCCGCATCATTGGTGAAGATGGCGAAACAAAAATGGTCAAGATTAACCCTGACCAACCGCAACCCGTCAACAAGATTGTCAATGAGCAGGGTATTGTGATTGAGAAAATCTACAACCCTGGCGTTGGCAAGTACGATGTGGTGGCCACCACTGGCCCCGGCTATGCAACCAAGCGCCAAGAGGCATTGGAAGCCATGGCTCAACTGCTACAGGGTAATCCCCAACTGTGGCAAGTGGCTGGTGACTTGTTTGTCAAGAACATGGATTGGCCTGGCGCTCAAGAGATGAGCAAACGCTTTGCCAAGACCATTGACCCCAAGTTTTTGGAAGATGGCGACGAAGATCCAGCGTTGCAGGCGGCGCAGCAACAGATTCAAGCCATGGGCGCTGAGATGGAGCAGATGCACCAGATGATCCAAAATGTCGGCAAGTCTATTGAGATGCAGGACTTGGAGCGCAAAGAATTTGAGACTCAGATCAAGGCGTATGACGCTGAAACCAAGCGCATCGCAGCAGTGCAGGCCGGCATGTCTGAAGAGCAGATCCAAGACATCGCCATGGGCGTGGTTGCTGCGGCCATGGAGTCACAAATGGCCATGATTCCTATGATCAGGGATGACGAGCCAGCACCAGAACAACAGATGGGAATGCCACAATGAAAGCAGCAGATTTTGTAGGAATACTGTTCCTAGCCCGTGATGTGACGCACAGTGTTCACTTGAACACCCGCAGTTATAGCAAGCATGTGGCTTTAAATGCCTTTTACGATGGCATCATTGACCATGCTGACGCTTTTGCTGAAGCCTACCAAGGCAGGCATGGTTTAATTGGCCCTATCACCTTGCATTCGGCCAAAAAGACGGCTAATGTAATTGAATTTTTGCAAGATTCGCTTGCCGAAATTGAAGCCGCAAGATACGATGTGTGTGATAAATCAGACTCATCATTGCAACAATTGATAGATAATATCGTTGAGTTATATTTAACAACCCTGTACAAGCTGAAATTCTTGGCATAAGGAGAGCATTTTGGAACTTCTCAACCCTCTATCACAAACCGACTTTCCAGGCCGCACTGCGTCCTTTACTGGCACGGCTGGTAGCACTGCTGATTGGAACCCCGGCCCCGAGGGCGTGGTGATCTGGTCTACAACACCTTGCTATGTAGAGATTGGCCCTGCTGCCGTGGCCACCACTGCCAGCACACCAATTCCCGCTTTCACACCGATTCCGTTCTATTTGCCCATGGGCACTGGCGCTCCTTGGCGTGTAAGCGCAATCCAAGTGTCCAGTGCAGGCAACATTTACTGCAAACCAATTAACAAGCAATGAGCTTTGGTGTCGCACTTCGCAACGCGCTGGGCCTTGGCCTTGGTGGCATTGCCACGCTGTTTACAGGCACTTTGGATCAAAGTTCTTTGGTAGACAATTTGTTGTGCGAAAATGGCGATAATTTGGTCCAACAGGACGATGGCTTGATTCTTTTGGAGTGACCTAAATGGCCGTATTTCTCTCCCCTGTGGGCGGCGCTGCGGCCCAGTTCTTTACCAACACCGGCTCAGTCTTGACCGGCGGTAAGTTGTTCAGCTATGCGGCAGGCACAACAACACCTCAAGTCACTTACACCACATCTACGGGCAATGTAGCCCGTACCAACCCCATCATTTTGGATGCGGCGGGGCGCGTGCCTGATAGTGGTGAAATTTGGATCAATTTAAGTTCGTACAAGTTTGTTTTAAAAGATTCAACCGATGTTTTGATCGCCACATGGGACAACATTGGTGCTTCGGCCCCTTTGATTTTCTCATTGGACGACTTTACAGGAAATGGATCTACAACCGTATTTACACTGACCGCCGCGCCTGTCAGCGAAAACGCCACGTTTGTATACATCAACGGCGTTTACCAGCAAAAGAATACTTACAGCCTGTCTGGCGTGACGTTGACGTTCTCAACTGCACCGCCAAATACTGCAACCATTGAAGTTATGTATGTACAAACTGCTTTGGGTATTTTGGTTAATAACTTTACGGGTAACGGCTCAACTGTTGCGTACACGATGACTGCTGCACCGTTTAATGAGAACGCAACTTTTGTGTTTATCAATGGTGCGTACCAGCAAAAGAACACATACACAGTGGTTGGAAATATGTTAACATTTTCAACAGCACCGCCAAACACTTCAAGCATTGAAGTATTATTCACTTAATCGGAGTCCAATATGGCAGACGCAAAAATTTCCGCACTACCCGCCGCAACCACGCCCGTTGCGGGCACGGAAGTATTGCCGATTGTTCAAAGTAGCACCACAGTAAAACTGGCTATCTCTGACATTACACCTGGTCTTAGCGTCATCACAACAGCTAAAGGTGGCACTGGTCAAACGTCTTTGGCAGCGGCTAACATTCCTGTTACCAACGTAGCCAACACCTTTACGGGCACACAAACCTTTTCAGGTTCGACATCTGCTCAAGCTATTGTCCTAAACGATGCGGCAGAGGTGGCAACAGTATCAGCTACTGCGGCTACTGGCACGATTAACTACGACATTACAACTCAGTCTGTCCTGTACTACACAAGTAACGCAAGTGCTAACTGGACAGTTAACTTCAGAGGCTCTAGCGGTACTTCATTGAATACTTTGATGAGTACAGGTCAATCAATGACTGTTGCTTTTTTGGTGACTCAAGGTGCTACGGCTTACTACAACTCTGCTGTGCAAGTTGATGGCACTACATCAGGTGTTACGACACGTTGGTTAGGTGGTGCGCCTACTGCGGGAAATGCAAGTGGAATAGACAGTTACCGCTTCCTAATTTTGAAAACAGGTAGCGCAACTTTCACAGTCTTGGCAAGCAACACACAATTTAAGGCTTAAACCATGCCATTACAAGCAACTTCTGGTGCGGCTAGTTACGATGCCTTTGGTGGTGGTGTTCCTGTTGCGGTTAACTACATTGAGGATGTGTTCAGCACATACCTTTACGACGGAAGTAACGCAAGCCCAACTGTTGTAACAAACGGAATTGATTTAAGTGGTAAAGGTGGACTTGTTTGGTTAAAAGGACGTTCTGGCTCGTTTTCAACTGATAGGCATGAATTAAATAGTACAAATTTTAGTGTTGGGCAGTATTTATCGTCAAATAACACTTTTGCTTTGAGTTCTGGTGGTGCATTAACTACATATAGTACCGACGGGTTTACTCTTGGGACTGCTCAAAGACTATCATTTGGTGGTGGAAGCTACGTCTCATGGACATTCCGCAAGCAACCAAAGTTCTTTGATGTTGTGACTTGGAGTGGAAACAATACTGCAAGAACAATTGCCCATAATCTAGGAAGCGCACCCGGTTGCATTATCGTTAAAGCTTATAGCGGCACAGATGCCGCTACAGCAAACTGGGCTGTTTATCACCAATCGCTTGGCAATGATTATTGGTTAAAGTTAGAAAGTACAGGTGCGGCATTAGCTTCTGGTAATCTTCTTTGGACAACTACTGTACCGACATCAACTGAATTTTCTCTTGGTGGCGGTGGCGTTACAGAAGTAAATAAGACGGGTCACAACTACATTGCATACGTCTTTGCCCACAACGCAGGAGGCTTTGGCCTAACTGGTACAGACAATGTGATTTCGTGTGGGTCGTTTACGACTAATGCATCAGGTGCAACAAGTGTTACTTTAGGATATGAGCCACAATGGGTGATGATTAAACCATCATCAGGTCAAACTGGAGATTGGACAATTACTGACAATATGCGTGGGTTTCCTGTTGGAGGAAAAGATGCGTTGCTTTATCCAAATACTTCAGGCGCAGAAGGGGCGTTGTATCAACCATTAGCACCTAATGCTACTGGTTTTGATGTTTTAGATTCGGCTCAACTACCAGGCTCTGTTGGTTACGGCACATACATCTACATAGCCATTCGCAGAGGCCCGATGAAAGTGCCTACGAGTGGGACGAGTGTGTTTAGTCCTAATACAACTACTAACGACAATAACGTATCTACAACAGGTTTCCCTGTAGATATGTTTATGGAATGGGCAAGAGCAGGGAGTGCAAGCAATGCTGTTATTGGTAGCAGATTAACAGGGTCAGCAAACGCTTTAGTTTCTTCCACAACTGCGGCTGAAGCGGCTTTGCTATCAGGGTCAGGTGTGTTTAGTTACAACACAGGCGTAGCAACGGGTGTGTTTGCTTCTGCTGTAAGTGCAATTCAACAAAACTTTCAAAGAGCACCATCGTTTTTTGATGAGGTTTGCTATACAGGGACGGGAACATCTGGGCAAACCTTTAGTCATAACTTAGGTGTAGTTCCAGAGCTGATGATTGTTAAACGCAGAAGCACTTCAGGAAATAATTGGGCTGTTTACAGTAGCTTTTTGACTGCAACAAACCGAGTATTTTTAAATACAACTGCGGCAACTGCGGCTCAAACATCAATGTGGAATGATACAGAACCAACTTCTACAGTTTTTACTGTTGGCTCAAACGACACAACCAATGCATCAGGTTCTACATTTGTAAATTACCTCTTTGCCACTTGCGCAGGTGTTTCCAAAGTAGGTTCATACACAGGCACAGGCGCACTTCAAACTATTAACTGCGGGTTTACTGGCGGGGCGAGATTCGTCCTCATTAAGAAAACAAGCGGTACAGGTTCGTGGTATGTCTGGGATAGTGCTAGGGGTATCGTGTCAGGAAATGACCCTTACCTTTTATTGAACTCTACTGCGGCTGAAGTTACCAACACAGATTACATTGATACTTATTCGGCAGGTTTTGAAATTAGTTCAACAGCCCCCTCAGAAATCAACGAAAATGGCGGTAGTTTTATCTTTTTGGCGATTGCCTAGACATGAAAAGCGGAATCTATCATATTAAGAATATTGTCAGTAATGGCATATATTTTGGTCGCTCTGTTGATGTAGCGGATAGGTTGAGCCATCACAAGCATCAATTAAAGCGTGGTGTTCATGTTAACAAGCGTTTGCAACATTCATGGAATAAACATGGTGAGCAATCGTTTGAGTTCAAGATGATTTGGGAAGAAACTCCAGATAAGTTAGAAGAATTAGAAGGCTTTATTCTTGAGACTGTTTGGGGTAATGAGAGATTGTTTAACCATCACAAACTGTCTGCTGGTGGATTCTTGCCAAACAACAAATTAGGCTGTTTCCCAAGGTCAGAAGAAACTAAAAAGAAATTAAGCGTTGCTTTTAAAGGTCGTGAATTTTCTGAGCAACATAAGCAAAAGATTGCAGTAGGTAAAACTGGTTTAAAAGCTAATGATGAAACCAAAAAGAAAATGTCAGATAAAAGGATTGGTAAAGCAAGACCTCAATCATGGCATGACAAAATGGCTGAATATAGGGAAAATAATCCAAACCCTATGCAAGGCAAGATTAGCCCTATGAGAGGAAAGAAATTCCCTACTATTGCTTGTGAGCATTGCGGTAAGGAAGCCTCAAAAGGAAACCATTTACGCTGGCATGGAAACAATTGTAGGAGCAAATAATGCAAATTAGAATTCGTGAATCAGGCGCAGTCATGTACGAAGCAGAGTTTCGTGCATATCAACAAGCCAATGGTGGCCCATCATGGGAGACAACAACAACTGAAGTCTTAGAGGCTTTGGGTGCTGATGTAGTCTTTGAAGGCGCACAAGCAACAGGCGGTACTGTTTACCAATACTCTCAAGCCTCTGGTGTCGAGCAGATTGATGGCAAGTGGTACACAAAGTATGTGCTTGGCCCTGTCTTTGTAGACACTACAGATGAGACGGGCAATGTCACAACTGCTAGTCAACATGAGGCTGCTTACAAGGCCACTAAAGATGCTGAACAGGCTAAGTCTGTGCGCACAACACGCGACACCAAGCTGGCTGAGACTGATTGGAGATTTCGCAGTGACATGACACCCTTACAAGAGTGGAAAGACTACTGCCAAGCATTGCGGGATGTACCTACCCAAGAGGGTTTCCCTTGGACAATCGTTTGGCCTACACAGCCGGAGTAAAACATGGCACTTACAAAAGTTTCCTATTCGATGATCACTGGCGCGCCAGTGAACGTGCTTGATTGGGGTGCTGACCCAACAGGTGTGGCTGATAGCCAGCCTGCGATCCAAGCAGCTATTGATGCAGGCGCAGTAGAAATTATCATTCCTTCAGGAACATACCGCCTGAACTCTGGCCTAACAATCAGTAAGAATAATGCTGTTAAAAAGATCAGTGGCTTTGACATGTCTACGACTTTGAAGTTGTACACGGCTGTTACTGAGTCTATTTTTGACATCCAGTACCTTGCGCCCCCACCTGAGACAAAACAGTTCTTTACCATTGAGAATTTGATCCTCACTTCCAACGGCACAAAAGCCGATGCCTTCTTAACCTACGGCATCTTGTCTACTGGCACGTCTTACGCTCAATTTAACAACATCCGTGCGACTAACTTCAGTGGCTCTGGCTGTGAAATTAAAGGCTGCGTTTACGTCGGCGTTAACAACTATACGGCTGGTGAGTGTAACTATGGTTTAAGTTTTGAGTTGAACTTGGGAACTGCTTGCACCTCAGTTGTGGTTGATCGTGCATACATCTCTGGATGCTTGCGTGGTATCACTCAGACCAACGCAAACAACATGACGTACATTAACTGCGTTATTGAGTACAGTGGTAGTAGCACAACAACCAATGGTGCATTTCACCTTGCTGGTGGTATGGCTGAGATCATTACGCCCTACTTTGAGCAAAACGGACGTAACTTTGTCAGTATTGAGGCCACACCAGTTATAAGAGCACCCTACGGATGGACATCTGGCACTGCGGCTAACGTATTCATATTCACGGCTGTAGCTTTTGATGAACGTGGCGTAACGCTTCAGTACCCTTACAACTTGTACTTGCCAAGGATCAATGCAGACATTTCATCTAACCGTGATTTGGTCATTGGTGAGAACGTCACTGTGCCTGTAGCTGGCGGTAGCGTTATTTTTGGCAACGAAACAATGCTTTCTGCCAACGGGTTTATTACCAACGGCACATGGACAAACACCTTTACAATCCCTGCGTCTGAAAGTGGTACTGCGGTTAACTCCAAAGCACTGTATGAGTACACATGCTATGCGGGCGCTGCCGATCTAAGCACTGGCTTTGATGCTGGCACGATTATGAACGGCACATTGCGCAGCTACTCAGGCTCTACGCCTGCATGGCTGCGTTTGGTGGGCGGCCCTCTTTCAACAGTTGTGATTACAGGAACTGCGGGCGAGTTTAGCTGTTCATCCACAACTTTAATTGTTGGCATGGCCGTGACAATTGTTGGAACCTTTGGCGGTACAGGCTCCATCACGGGCTACACCAACCCTAAGACCTACTACATCATCACTACAAACGGCACGACGACATTTACCTTGTCTGAAACTTTGGGCGGCGCGGCCATCGTTACTACAGCCGGCACGCCTACAGGCTTGACTTACACCATTCCTAACTATGTTCAGATGAACGTGACTAGCAGTGGCTACGGCTTGACATATAAAATTGTCATGCGTAGGGTATTCCCAGGTATTGCTGTATAAATTAGTGTAAGATTAAACTGTATCGGCCCAGTAGACCGAGGAATCTTAGGATTCAGAAAAATGACTGAAGAAGCCCTAGCGGAAGTAGACTCCGCGCCAACCACGGATGTGACGGCCACACCTGAAGTTGCTGAAAGTACGCCGGAAGTCGCTGAGAATCAAGTTGAACAGGCCGAAGAGAAAAAATACTCTCAGGCTGAAATTGACGCGATGATTGGCAAACGCCTTGCAAGAGAGCAACGTAAGTGGGAAAGAGAGCAAGCAAATCGCCAGTCTGAACAACAGGTGATGAAAGCTGCGCCAACTGCGTCCGTTGACCAGTTTGAAAGCCCTGAAGCCTATGCGGAAGCATTGGCCTATCAAAGAGCCGAAGAACTGATCGCCAAACGTGAAGCAGCCAAGCAGCAATCGGCTGTTCTTGAGAGTTATCACGATCTTGAAGAAGAAGCTAGGACAAAGTACGACGACTTTGAACAAGTCGCCTACAACCCTAAACTTCCGATCACCAACGTGATGGCTGAAACGATCCAGTCTTCGGACATTGGGCCTGAGTTAGCGTACTACCTTGGCTCAAATCCAAAAGAAGCAGATCGCATCTCACGCATGACGCCACTCGGTCAGGCGAAAGAAATTGGGAAAATTGAGGCCAAATTGGTTTCAACGCCCCTGATTAAGAAAACAACATCTGCGCCAGCGCCGATTTCTCCTGTCACCGCACGCTCCGCTGGAGTGTCGGCTTATGACACTACTGATCCTAGGTCTACCAAGACCATGACGGATTCGCAGTGGATTGAGGCCGAGCGCAAACGACAGATAAAGAAGTGGGAAGCGCAGAACCGCTAACTTTTAAAGGATTTTTAATATGTCTAATAGTATTCTGACGATTGACATGATCACACGCAAAGCGTTGGAGATCTTGGAAAACAATCTGGTATTGACCCGCAACGTGAACCGCCAGTATGACGATTCTTTCGCTGTTGAAGGCGCAAAGATTGGCTCTACACTGCGTATCCGTTTACCTGACCGTGCTTTGGTTACTGACGGCGCCGCCTTGCAAGTGCAAGACGACAACGAGCAGTTCACCACACTGACTGTTGCTTCACAAAAGCACATCGGTGTTAACTTCACATCTGCTGAATTGACCATGCAATTGGATGACTTCGCAGAGCGTGTGTTAAAGCCCCGTATCAGCCAATTGGCATCTTCCATTGATGCTGACGTGGCCAATGCGTACCGTTCAATCGGTAACACCGTTGGTACACCTGGCACTACGCCCTCAACTTCTTTGGTTCTCTTGCAGGCCCAACAGAAACTGAACGAAAACGCCGCTGTGATGAACCCCCGTTACGCCACTGTCAACCCTGCCGCTAACGCTGGTTTGGTTGAAGGCATGAAGGGTCTGTTCAATCCTACAGACACCATCAGCAAGCAGTTTAAGAACGGCATGATGGGCACTGGCGTGTTGGGCTTTGACGAGATCAACATGTCTCAGTCTATCAAGCAGCACACAACTGGCTCACGCGTTGCCACCGGCAATTCTGTGACCACTACTGTGACTACTCAAGGCGCTGCAAGCATTGCTTTGACTATTGGCTCTGGCCTGACAGTTAAAGCCGGTGACGTGTTCACTGTTGCTGGTTGCTTTGCTGTGAACCCACAGACCCGTGAATCCACTGGTTCGTTGTTCCAGTTCGTAGCTTTGGCCGATGCAACTGCTGTTAGCACTGCAATCACTGTGACTGTTGCTCCTATCTACACTTCTGCCAATGCTTTGGCCACCGTGGACAGCTTCCCTGCTTCCGGTGCTGCTGTTGTGTTCGTTGGTGCGGCTTCTAGCCAGTACGCTCAGAACTTGGTCTATCACAAAGATGCGATCACTTTTGCGACCGCTGACTTGTTGTTGCCACAAGGCGTTGACATGGCTGCCCGCGCAGTTCACAACGGTATCTCTTTGCGTGTCGTGCGCCAGTACGATATTAACAATGACCGTATGCCTTGCCGTATTGACGTTTTGTACGGTTTCAATACGATCCGTCCACAAATGGGCTGCCGCATCTGGGGCTAATCTAAATGGGGCTTCGGCCCCGTTTGTCTTAACATCTTTTTAAGGAAATTATCATGGCTTTACCTAATGGCGCAGGCGGTTATCAAATTGGTGACGGCAACTTGCTCGAAGCACAACTGACGGTTCAAACTATTCCCACAACCTTGACCGGCGACACCACGTTGACCGCTGATCAAGTGGTTGTTGGTTTGGTTGTTTGCAACAAAGGCAGCGATGCTACATTGACAGTTACGTTGCCCACAGCAGCGTTGCTCGATGCAGCTATTCCTAGCGCAAAAGTTGGCTCTGCTTTTGAGTTGACAATCTGCAACAACAACAATACCGGATCCTCGTCTACCGTTCCTGTCACAACAGGCACTGGCATTACGATTTTTGGTTCTGTAACTGTCCCACGTCACGGCGCACACACATACCGTTTTGTGCGTACCGGCGACGCAGCTTACTCGGCCTTCTTGAAGTAAACAATGGGGGCTTCGGCCCTCATTTTTAAAGGAAACATCATGGCCAATTCCAAACCCGTAGGCGTTGCGTATTCTGATCCAGAACTTGTTTCTGGAACTACCATTACTGGCGCTGAAATTACTGCGTCTACTTTTAGCGGTACGATTACTTCAACTGCTACAACTGGCGCTACTGTGGCTAACGCTACTGCTGGTCTGTACTTTTTGACTACTGCTATTACTGCAAACGTGACAACAACCACCGTGCCTGTCGGCTCAATTGCAACTACAACCAATGCTACTGGCACTGGTAAGTTGTTTATTTCTGACGGCTCTAAATGGCAATTTGCCGTAGTTGCCTAAACTAAAAGGGGGCTAATCACCCCCTTTCTAATATGAACATTACTCTAGTCCATCCTGTCCACGGCGCTAAAATTGCCACAATGGAACTTGAAGCCGAAACAGATGAACAAAATGGCTGGACTCGCTATAATCCAGACACGCTTTCTGAACCTGAAGCGGCTCCTGTGAACGTGCTGGAAGTTAAACGCCGTAGAAAAGTGACTACCGAAGAGGTCTAAGCATGACAACGTACACCGCTGGCGAACAAATCAATCGGGCGCTTAGGCTCCTTGGCGTGCTTGCTGAAGGTGAAACGCCCTCTGCGGCCACGTCACAAGACGCCTTGATGGCGCTCAATCAGATGATTGACAGTTGGAACACTGAGCGTTTGTCGGTGTTTTGCACAGAAGATCAGGTCTTTACTTGGCCTGCAAGTCTTATTAGCCGCACACTTGGCCCAACAGGTGACTTTGTAGGCAACCGTCCTATTTTGCTAGACGATGCAACATACTTCAAAGCGCCTAGTGGCGTGTCGTATGGCATCAAGATGATTAACCAACAGCAGTACAACGGTATTGCTGTTAAGACCGTTACGTCCACGTTCCCACAAGTTATGTGGGTCAACATGACGTTTCCTGATATTGAGATATACCTCTATCCAAGACCAACGCAAAACTTAGAGTTTCATTTTGTGTCGGTGCAAGAATTAGACAGGCCCGCTACCTTGTCAACAGTGTTGGCTTACCCGCCTGGCTATCTGCGTGCGTTCACATACAATTTGGCTATGGAGTTTGCCCCTGAGTTTGGCGTTGAGCCAAGCCCACAGGTGCAGCGTATTGCCATGACTTCTAAGCGCGATCTTAAGCGCATCAACAACCCAGATGACGTGATGGCACTGCCTTACGCCTTGGTGGCCAACCGCCAGCGCTTCAACATTTATGCCGGTAACTACTAATGAAGACGCCGATTCTTGGCTCTACTTATGTGGCACGCAGCGTCAACGCTGCGGATGCCAGAATGGTCAATCTCTTTCCTGAGATTGTCCCCGAAGCCGGTAAAGAGCCTGCGTTCCTAAACCGCGCTCCAGGCTTGCGTTTGCTTAACACCGTTGGCACTGGCCCGATCCGTGGCCTGTGGGCTTTTTCGCCAAACGACGGCGTGGGGTTTGTCGTGTCAGGCACGCAACTTTACAAAATTAGCAACGCTTACGAATACGTCTTAATCGGCACTGTCAGCGGCACTGGGCCTGTCAGTATGGCTGACAACGGCACGCAATTGTTTATCGCGGCCAATGGCCCTAGTTACATTTACAACAACGCAACGGGCGGTTTTGGCCAGATCACTGACCCAGACTTCCCAGGCGCCGTGACGGTGTGCTATTTGGACGGCTACTTTGTGTTCAACGAGCCAAACAGCCAGAAGATGTGGGTCACTGCATTGTTAGATGGCACGTCCATTGATCCTTTGGAGTTTGCCAGTACAGAAGGCTCACCTGATGGGCTAGTGGCCGTGGCGTCCAACTTCCGCGAAGTGTGGGCGTTTGGTACAAACTCGATTGAAGTTTGGTACGACTCTGGCGCAACAGACTTCCCCCTACAACGCATCCAAGGCGCGTTTAACGAACTTGGTTGCGCGGCTCCTTACTCAGTAGCCAAGATGGACAACGGCCTGTTCTGGCTTGGCCGTGACCGCCGTGGCCAAGGTATTGTCTACCGCGCCAATGGCTACACCGGCGTGCGCATCTCAACCCATGCGGTTGAGTGGCAGATTCAACAATACAGCGATTTGACCGACGCCATCGGCTACACATACCAACAGGACGGCCACAGTTTCTATGTTTTGGTTTTCCCCGCCGCCAATACAACTTGGGTCTATGACGCGGCAACGCAGGCGTGGCATGAGCGTGCTGGTTTTTCTGACGGGCAGTTTACCCGTCACCGTGGCAACTGCCAGATGGCGTTTAACAATCAAATCATTATTGGCGACTACCAAAACGGCAACATCTATGCGTTTGACCTAGATGACTTTAGCGACAACGGCAGCATCCAAAAGTGGCTACGCTCATGGCGCGCGTTGCCTACTGGCACAAACACTCTTAAACGAACGACCCAACATACCCTGCAACTTGATTGCGAATCTGGCGTGGGCTTAAATGGTTACGGTGTTGCTGAAGCAACTTATCTTATAACTGAATCTAACAATTATTTAATTACAGAAAACAATAATTATTTAATTGATGAGCAAACGACAGTTGTTACACAAGGCGCTGACCCTCAAGTCATGCTCCGCTTCTCCGATGATGGTGGCCACACCTGGTCAAACGAGCATTGGAAGTCCATGGGCAAAATTGGCGAGTATTACAAGCGTGTAATCTGGCGCCGTTTGGGCATGACTGTTAAATTGCGCGACCGCGTGTATGAGTTGTCAGGCACTGACCCTGTGAAAATTACGATCATGGGCGCTGAACTCATTTTGAGTCCAACGAATGCCTAGCCCTAACGCTACACCAACGCCAATCACGCCCCCGCGAGTGCCGTTGATTGACCCTCGCACGGGTTTAATTGACCGCGCTTGGTATTTGTTTTTCTTGTCGCTGTTTAATGCGGCAAGCAACAGCGGCGATGACGTTAACCCAAATGTCGTGTCTTTGGTTGCGTCGTATGACGAGGCGCTGCGCGCTGTCAATCAGGAATTACAGACCTTACCGCCGGTTGTAAACCTACCAGCGCCTGACGTATTGACTGACTGCTGCTCTGCCTTGGAAGCTGAAATAGCTGAGATGCAAAAGCAGATTGAGGCTTTGGAGTTACAGCCTGTTGCAAGCGACATTGTGGCCATTTCAGGCGGTGGTGGAGGCGGCGGCTCATCAACTGCGCCAGTGACTGTAGCGGCTAACTATACAATTGCCGACACGGACGCGTGGATCATTAACAACAAGACCGGCTCGGCCTTGACGTTGACGTTTCCTAGCGCTTCGGCGTGGTCTGGCCGTGTTATTACGGTTAAGAACATGCAGGCTCAGTTGGTTAACTCAGCATCGAGCAACATTGTGCCGCTAGATAGTACATCAGCGGGCACTGCAATCCTCTTGGCAGTTGTAGGAAATTGGGCGACAATGGTGTCTGACGGCACTAATTGGGTCATCATGCAAGCTGCCTCTAACAACAATCTGCTCTTGGAGTAAACCATGACTGTCACAGTAAAAGTTCTCGTACCGGCAAAATATGCCGAAGCATCGCAAACAACGCAGTACACCTCAACAGGTGTTACGACCATCATTGACAAATTTACAGCCACTAACATCAGTGCATCTGCCGCTACAATTTCTGTCAACTTGGTCACGGTTGCCGATACCGCTGGCAACACCAACTTGATTACCAAGACCAAATCGCTTCAAGCGGCTGAAGTTTATACGTTCCCTGAATTGGTTGGCCAAGTCCTTGGCGCTGGTGACTTTATCAGTACAATTGCAGGCACGGGTAGCGCGGTCAATATTCGTGTTTCTGGGCGTCAAGTGACTTAAGGAGAATAATATGGGATGGGGTCAACTTTTAGGTGCGGGCGCTGGCTTTCTTTTAGGTGGGCCTGCGGGCTTGGCTTTAGGCGCATCGCTTGGCGGTGCAACTGAAGAAGCTACCGGTGGAGGCGCTGCTGGCGCGGCGCGCGAGGCGGCTCAAACTGCAAACGCGGCTGCGGAACGCGACTTAGCACTACGCACAAGAATGTACGAAGAAGGCGTTGCACGGCAACAGCCTTTTTATCAAGCTGGCGTTAACGCGCTGCCTAGTTATGTCTCAGGTATCCAAGAAGGCGGCGAATTAGTTCGCGGTTTTAACATGGGTGATTTTACTGCTGACCCAGGTTACGGTTTTCGTTTATCCGAAGGTCAGAAAGCGCTTGATCGTCAAGCGGCTGCCCGTGGCGGTTTGATCAGCGGCGGCGCTTTAAAGGCCGCACAGCGTTTTGGTCAAGAGATGGGATCGCAAGAATTTGGCAACGCGTATAACCGCTTTAGAGACACGCAAGGTTTGCGTCGTAATGCGCTTGCCGGCGTTGCGGGGTACGGCCCTACTGCCGCGTCATCTATAAACGCCGCAGGGCAAAACTATGCCGCAGGCGCAGGCAACACTATGATAGGCCAAGGCGAAACCTCTGCAAACGCTTTACTGGCCGCGCAACAAGCAAGATCATCTTCATATGGTCAACTTGGCAGTGCATTAAGTAAATATTTAAACCCCACCTACAAATACGGCGCGTTTGGCGGCGGTAGTGGCACGTTTGGTGAGGGAGACTATTGATTATGGCTGTCAATTTTAATATGCTTAAACAAGCTGGCCCTGCAAACTTTTACGAAGGTTTGGTACAAGGTCAAGAACAACAGCGCGTCAATGCTTTAGAACAGCAGAAGATGGCGCAAGAGCAGCAGAGGATGGCGCAAGAGCAAGAATTTAACGCCTTGCGAATGCAACAAACTCGCGGCGCAATTAGTCAACAACAACGCCAAGAAAAAGCGCAAACTGCGGCGCAGAAAACGGGAATGTTTCGCGAGCGTTTGCTTCGCGCGCGTGATCCCAACGCTGTTCGTGAGTTGGTAAAAATGCAATATGCTGACCCTGATTTAGGGCCGATATTGTCGCAGACCGGCACACTAGAGCAAGCGTTGGCAGAAGTGCCAGATGATCCTGTACAGTTTGAGCGTCACCGCCAGCAAGAAGCAATGGGTATGTCTGAGTGGATGAAGTCGCAACTGCCTAAAGTTGTTGGCAACGCAATCTACAAACCCGCTGAAGATAAATTTGTCGCGCCTGAGCGTGGCCCAGCACCCGCCGGCGCTCCTGTTGCAGTTATGGGGCCAAATGGCAGACCTCAGTATGTAAGCCGTGAGCAAGCAATTGGCATGACACCATTTACGCCTGCGTCGGTTAAGTTTATGAACCCGCCAGCAGCGGCGGCAGCGCCAGCGGCAAAACCATTAACAGAGCCTCAGTTAATTACGTTGCGCACAAATGTCGGTAAAGACTACAAAGCGGCAACAACTACGCTGTCTCAGATGGAAGACTTGCTTGACTCAATTGAAAAGGTCAAAACTGCGCCTGGCTTGTCAGCCGCTACGGGCTTTACGGGTAAATTTCTGCCGTCGTTCCCTGAAGGTAAAGCGGCCCAAGCTGAGACACGCCTTGCTAACTTACGCGGTAAAGTAACCGCATTAGGTAAGGCAACCGCCGCCATGTCAGGCGCCATTGGGTCTATTGCCAATCAAGAATGGAAAATCTTGTCTGATCAAATTGCAGCGTTAGACGAAGTCAAAGGTAAAGGGCCTTTGCTTGAGCAGATTGACTTGGTTGAACAACAAGCGCGTGGTGCTATTGAACGCGTTCGCGACACATACGAAAAGACGCGGGCTGATGATTTTGAACGCTTTCCTCAGTTCCGCGATTTACCCGCCCCACGCGCTAAAAAAGATTCCGGCGGCGAATGGAAGGTAGTCAAATAATGGCGACTCAAATTTACAAGGTGCGCGACCCTAGCGGTGCTATCCGCGAAATTGAAGGTCCAGCAAATGCGTCTGACGATCAAGTCATAGCAAAAGCCAAAGAATTATTTGGCGCAACGCCTAAGCCCGCCGAAACACCCGCGCCAGCGCGGGGCAGCGCGGGTATGTTTGACATATTGTCTGCGCCGTTTGAAATGGGCATGTCGCTTGCGGCCAAGCCACGCAAAGAGCAAGTAGAGTTTGTTGCGCCTGCTGTTGAGGCGTTGGGCAGCGCTGGCGGTGCAATTGTAGGGACGGGCGCAGGGCCGTTAGGCACAGTAGTTGGTGCGGGCGCCGGTTATGCGGGCGCTAAAGAGTTGTTGCGTCTGGCCGCTGGCGAAAGTGGCAGAGAAACACTTCCACAAGCCGCCACACGTCAAGCGCAGAATGTACTTGAAGGCGCAACAATGGAAGCCTTTGGGCGCGGCGTTGTAAGCCCTGTCATTACCAAAGGCGCTGAGTACGCAAACAAACTTAAGAACATTAAACTTGATCAATACATTAAAGCTGTTGGCGACAAGGGCGAAGAGATTGTTAATGCCTTGCGTGGCCGCGTACAAATTGTCCCCGGCACATCACCTACCGCCGGCGAAGTCGCCGCGCCTGCAGGTAGTGTAGGTCTGTCAGTATTGCAAGCACGCGCTCGTCAAGTACCCGGCGCGGCAGACATTTACGCAACCAAAGAAGCGCAAAACATCGCCGCCCGCCAAGCGCAAGAAGCACGGGCGGTAAATAAATTTGACGCATCTAAACAACGCATTCAAGCAAAAATTGATCGCGGTTTAGTCAACGTAACGCCGGGCGAAATTGGCGGCACATTGATCGACGCGGCCAAAGCTGAACAAAAAGCAGTCAAAGCAAACGTAATAAAGCCTGCTTACGATGCGGCGTTTGACGCTGCTGGCGATACAAAAATTGACGTGTCAAAAGTTGTCAGCGAAGCCGAACGTATTCTTGACCGCAAGCTGTCCAGTTTTGCTACTGAAACTGCGCCCGATACGGTACGCAAACTGCGCGGGTTCATGCCGTCAGTGCCGGAAGCGGAAGCAGTAACAATTGGTAAAGCAGGTTTTAAAGCAGCTAAAGCGCCTACGCCGCCCCCAGCAACGCCTGAAGCAACTCTGTTGCAGCTTGACGATGTTCGTAAAGCTATCAATGCCGACATTGCTGCGGCCTCGGCAAGCAACGCGCCTATGGCGGCCACAACGCTACGCAATTTAAAGCAGTTGCATGCCGCAATTGACGACGCGGTTAAGTCAAGCACTACTTTGACAGATGAAACTAAGACGCTGTACAAAGGCGCGCTGGACACCTATCGCACGCAATATGCGCCGCGTTTTAAAGAAGGCATCAACGCAAACTTGTTTAAGCAAACAAACTTGCAAGAAACTAAAATCAAACCAGAAGATGTTGTCAGCAGATACTTTCAGCCCAAAGGCGAAAGTGAAGCTAAAGACTTCTTGCGTTTGTTTGACAAAAACCCCGACGCAATGAAGATTGCGCGCACTGGTATTGAAGACCTATACCGCCGCGAAGTAACAGACGCTGCTGGGCGCGTAACGCCTGAGTCGCACGCCGCGTTTATGAAAAAGTACGCCGAGCCGCTTAAAATTCTTGACGGCGCCGGCATGAACATTACCCAGCGCGTTGGTGTTGTTGCAAAAGATGCGGCTCGTTTGGCTAAAATTGAAGAGCTTGCAAAAGCCAGCGGCAATAAATTAGCGCCACCATTACCCGCAGGCGCTAACGCGCTTGCAGTTGAGCAACGAATTGGCGAGTTGACTAAACAATTTACGCCTGAGCAATTGAGCCATGTAAATGCAGTCAGGCAAGACCTATTGCGTGAAGGCGAGTATCAGCGCTTGGTCAAAGCTGGCGCAGATGCAGGCACTGACATTAAAAGTTTGGCCACAAAAACTGGTAGAGAAGCTGGTTTGCCTTTGCCAAACTTTTTATCCGTACCAATCACGGTGTTTAACAATGTTGTTAAGCGCCTAGCGCTACGCATGGACGATAAGATCGCGCTGGAAATTGCACGGGAGTTAACCAACCCTGCCATAGCCGCTGATCAAATTGAGGCTGCTATCAAACTGCAAGCGGCTCGCCGTGCGGCCACGCCTGGCGCCGGTGCTGCCGCAAGTTTGGCCGGCACTCGGGCGCTTGGTGCTGAAATGTCACGCCGCGCTGAACCTGAAAACCAAAACGCATTGGCAAGATAATGGACTCGCAAGTTCTTTTTAACATTGCAGTCAGTCTGGCGGGGTTCCTTGGGGGTTGGGTGCTGAACAACATCTACCGATCTATTGAGCGCCTTGACACAGACGTGCGGGCTATGCCCATAAACTACGTTAGCCGCGACGACTACCGCGCTGATATGCGCGACGTTAAAGAAATGCTTGGTAAAATATTTGATAAGTTAGATAACAAAGTAGACAAATGAGTTGGCTGCTTGTGGTAATGCTAATTCCACAAGTTTCTGAATATAGGTGCGTCAAGTGGACGTGGACGGGTGATGTTTATAATCGCAAAGTAGTATGCCTTAAGTGGGAAAAGGTTGAGCGAAAATGATAGATCCGATCACGGCGCTTGAAGGATTACAGCAAGCCATAGGACTTGTCAAAAAGGCAAGCAAGGTCGCCAACGACTTAGCGGGCCTAGCGCCCATGATCGCTAAGATGTTTGACGCTAAGAGCGCTGCGACAAAGGCGATGGTCGAGGCCAAACGCTCGGGCAATAAATCAAACCTTGGCGCAGCCTTACAAATTGAGATGGCGCTTGATGAAGCCAAGCGCTTTGAAGCCGAGTTACAAATGCTTTTTATGCAGACTGGCCGCATAGACGTGTGGAACAGCATCAAAGCGCGCGCACAGCAGATGGATCTTGAAGACGCGCATCTAGCGCGCCAAGCCAAGGCCGAAGAAAAGAAACGCAAAGAAGAAGAAGACGAACAACTGGCGTGGGCGATTGGCATTGTGACCCTTGTTTTACTAATCGGCGCCGTTGGCTGGGGTATCGCTGAAATTTCAGAAATTTGCGCCAGAATGCGGTGTGGTAGGTGAATGAGTATCAGAAACAATTCGACTTGTTCCTTAAAGTGTTTGTGCGTTTGTGCATCGCTTGGTGGGTGCTTGGACTGCTCCGCTTCTTGCCGGATGAGTTGGCGGGGAAGATTGTCAATAAACTACTTGGAATGATTGGACTATGAACGAACCAAACGAAAAACACGCTTTGATTGAGAAAGTGGCGTTTGCCATCCTGCCAATTCTGTTTACTTGTGTTGTGTATTTGATGAATTCACTTTCCCACTTGTCGCATGAAGTGACTGTGCTAAACAACAAGATTAGTTTGGTTGTTACTTCAGACAACAAACAAGCTACCAATACGGGAGCAGAACTAGCCCGTGAGAAGCTACGTCAGGATTTGGAAAAAGAAATCCAAAAGAACCGCGATGACATCATGCACAACCGGCAAGACATTGCCGTTATCTACGAAAAACTGGGGAAAAAATAATGCTTTCACTATTCTCAACACTTGGCGGCTTGCTCATATCGGGTTTGCCTAAACTGCTGGATTTCTTTCAAAACAAAGCAGACCAAAAGCATGAATTGGCGCTTGCCCGCGTTCAAGTTGAACTTCAACTTCAGATGATGGCGCAGGGTTTTGCCGCCCAAGAGCGCATGGAAGAGATCCGCACCGACCAGATCGCTATGCAGACCGACGCTGAGATGACTGTGGCAGCTTACGACCACGACAAAAAGATCATGGAAGAAGCAAGCCGTTGGGTGGTTAACTTTGTGGGCACTGTGCGCCCCATGGTGACTTACATTTTTGTGCTTGAGTTGTGCGCCATCAACGCTTGGATCGCCTACTACGTCTACAGCCGCCCTAGCCTGGTCATGAGCATAGAAGACCTGATCCGCTTGTCGGACATTATTTTTAGCACCGATGAGATGGCCATGCTTGGCGGCATTATCGGCTTTTGGTTTGGCTCACGTTCGTGGTCTAAGAAATGAAAATCAGCGAAAAGGGCGAACACCTGATGCACTTCTTTGAAGGCTACCGGACGCGCCCGTATCGGTGCAGTGCCGCGATTTGGACGGTAGGTTGGGGCCACGCTATGTACGCTGACCAACTAAGCCTCCCAAACGTGCGCAAAGAGGGTTACGCTGGACTTATCAGGTCTGACTACCAACTCAAGGGGGATGATAATCGTGTCTGGTCGAAAGAAGAATTGGTCAACTTATTCAAAATGGACATCGACAATTTTGAACGCGGTGTTCTTCGACTTTCTCCTGCTCTTGCTAGTCATCAAAGCAAATTCGACGCTGTTGTATCTTTTGCCTACAATGCTGGGCTAGGCAACTACCAACGGTCAACCATTCGCATGAAAGTTAACCGTGGTGAGTGGGAAGACGCCGCCCACGCTTTCATGTCGTGGACAAAAGCTGGCGGCAAAGAAGTTGCAGGGCTTGTCAAAAGGCGCAAAGCTGAAGTAGCTTTATTCCTTAGTTAGCGCCCTGTACGCCTCAATGGCGGTCTTCAGATCGCATTGCAGCATCTGTATGCGGTCGTCTTGTTCGCACAACTTGGCGTAGGCTTCTTCAGCAAACTTGGCCAAGTTAGTTTGGCTCCACGTTGCAAAGTCTGGTCTGTTAATCATTGGCTTCCTTTTTAGACGGCGCGTCCAGTTCACGGCGGTAATACTTGGCCGGCATTTTGGCGTTCTTATCCAATTGTTTGCGCAACCATTCGGCGCCGCCAAGTTCTTGCAAGATCATCCAGTGTCTATCAGACATTCGGACTTGTCGGCCTAATAAGGGTTCAGGTGGTTTTGGTCTTGGCATCTTGTCTCAGGTGTTTACCAGTTGTTCGTCTAACCCAGCAAAGCTGGCAGTGCCACTTTGCGCCCATTTCAACGCCGCCTTCTGGCGGTTTGTTTTCTTGACACTTGGTGCAAAATTTTAATTGATGCACGGGCGTAGTGCGGCCCATTTGAATCGCAGGCATCATCAGCGCACTCTCCTAAGCGGCATGTCCATGACGCGCTCTGGCGGTGGGGGTGGCATGTGTTCGGAAGGCGGCGTCCACCCGTGTTTGCGCCAGATAGCTTGCACGTCTGAGCCAGACTCCCACTTGAAATCTTTGGTCGGCGTGGATGGATAACTGATTTTTGAATGTGGGGGTAGTTCAATCATTGTGTTGCTCCTTTAAGTAGTTCTAGTCTTTCCCTCGCTACGCGCAGGGTGTTGTAGCGCTGGTGAAGGCGCTGAAGCATGGTGACGCGTTTGGCGCCCTCACGTTCCTCGTTAAGCAATCTGAGAACGTCTTCTTCGCTCATCCTGCTAAGTTCGTTGTTAAGGCTTCGCCATGTAGTTGTCAATCTTCTTCTCCAATTGCTTTATTGTTGTATGTACGCGAACAACAGCACGGGCGGCGGCGTTGGCCTCGCGCCCCCTGATGCGCAACTCGGCGTTGGCCACTTTAAGTTTGGCTTTCCATTGATCAATTCGTTTCATGTGTTCTTCTCTTTGAGTTTGGCTTCAATGGCACGACAAGTTTTTTGTATGCTCATTTCCATGCAGTCAGAAATTTCCTCATCCGTCAGCCCTACCCATGTGCGCTGTGGTGGGGTGGTGTAGAGGGATAAAAGTTTGCGGGCAGGTTCTGGATATTGAATATTTAACCTCTCATACTCCACCATGGCTTCGTCCTTTTTTAAAAAGGCACGCACAGGGCCAAAAGTCCAAATAATCCAAGCCACAGGTTCATTTTCTGGCTGTTGTTCAAATAATTGTTTACCAGCAAGAAACGCAACTTCCATGTTGTATTTGGTAAATCTTGGTTCATCACCAATATCACCACCTCGATATGCTTTGGGCAACCAATCCCAAAACTCGGGACATGGTGAACCGTGTTTCTCATCCTTCGCTTCTAGTGCGGCTTTGATGGCGGTGAATGTTTCTTTGTAAAGAACTTCGCCTGTGTTTTCGTGGTGTTTCATTCCCAAATCTTCCAACGCCTCCAATGCAAGGCGTAATGCTTCGTCTTTCATTTCAGTTCCTCCATTGCAATATCTGATATGGCGCGCTTGTCGTGAAGCGCCGCCCAAATTTTTTCATCTACCGTTTTGCTGGTCAGTAAGATGTAGCACCACACAGAATGTTGTTGCCCGCTGCGGTGCAAACGGCCAATGGTCTGTTCGTACAATTCCAGACTCCACGGCAACGACAGAAACACCATGTGACAGCCGCCGTGCTGTAAGTTAAGCCCGTGGCCGGCTGACTTTGGATGGACGGCGAGCAGTCGTATTTTGCCTTCATTCCATCGCTTAATAGCGTCGGTGTCGTCAAGAGTGGTGACGTTAAAGCGCCGCTTGAGTTCGGCAAGTTCTTCTTGGTAGTTGTACACAATAATGGTGTTGGCATGCTGGTTTTCGTCAAGTAATTCTTCAAGGCGTTCAAACTTGTGCATGCTGTACCAGACGGGCTTTTGCTCAACTTTAAACCGCCCCGGTGAGTCAGACGGCGTGGTCGTCGTGTCGTAAACAAAACCTGACGCCAGTTGTTGTAGCTTGCCCGTGACAACCGCCGCGTTGACAGCAGTGATGCCTTCCAGCACAAAGTCTTTCTTCATGGTGTTGTACGGCGTCATGTCCATCGTGCAAGCCAACTCGACAGTATGCAAAGGCGGCAGCTTGTCCTTATACTCACCTGCCTCTAGCACAAATGTGGCAGGCTTAATTACGTCCATGACTTTCTGAAGTGAGCCAACACGCGGCGCCCATTCGCCAAACTCCTTGTTGATCAGCACAAAGTATTGCTGCATGAACGCGCCTTTGCTGCGCCCCAGCAATGATTGGTCTACGATCTTGCACTGGCCAAACACGTCTTCAAGGCCGTTGCTGGTAAACGAGCCGGTCAAGCCCCAGCGCGTCGTCATAGGGTCAACCACTTTGAGGAACGCTTTGAAGCGTGTGCCGCTGGGGTTCTTTAATCTGGTCAGTTCGTCAAACACCACGCCGTCAAAATTTAATTTTTGTTCGGCCAGCCACTGCAAGTTGTCGTAGTTGGTCACAACCACTTGGGCGTTGCTTTTGAGGGCGTCTAAGCGTTGCTTAGGTGTGCCAACGCACAGAGCCATGCTAATGCGATCTGCCCACTTGGGGCGCTCAACTGGCCACACGTCTGTGCAAACGCGCTTAGGCGCCAGCACCAGCCAGCGCTTGACGTGGCCGTCGCGGATCATCTCCCACATGGCCGTCAGAGTAATCGCCGTTTTGCCTGCACCGACTGGCGCCAAGATCATGGCCCTGTCATGCTCAAAGAGAAAGTCAGCGGCTGTCTCTTGATACGGTCGTAATGAAACCATCAATTTGTTCCTTAGTCCATAAACACGCATAGTTCTGGCGCAGTAGCGCCATCTCTGTCTGAAATAGTTTTTGCAGTTCACTCAATCTGCCACCTTTGGTTTTCAATTCCACAAACCAAGTTTGGCCATCGGGTAAACACGCAATGCGATCTGCTACACCTTTGCGTCCGGGCGAAGTAAACTTCCAAGTCCGGCCACCAATACGCTGCACCGCCCAATCAAAATAAATTTCAATTTCTTTTTCTCTCATGTTGTAAAGTATACATGTAAAAAAGATTTGCACAACAATTATTTCTGTGCTAACATTCAAGTTCAATTCAATAAAGGAAAGTATGCTTCACTCAAATATCGTCGGCGGCTCAACAGCCAAGCGCGTCATCAACTGCCCCGGCAGTGTGGCGCTGGTGCAGAAAATGCCGCCAAGACCTTCTAACAAATACGCTGACGAAGGTACACTCTTACATAACGTGATGGCCGAGTTAATCATGGGCGACGAAGCCCCTGAGCATTACCTTGGCGCGCGCTATGAAGATCAAGTTCTCACGCAAGAATTGATTGATAATAAAATCAAGCCAGCATTGGAGGCGTTAGATGCAATCGACCCCAAACGAGTCATGGAAATTGAAGCCGAAACCAGTGTCAATTTTGGGGATCTGTTACCTGGTGTGTTTGGCTCCACTGATCTTATTGGTCGTCTTGGCGCTCGCGCTGTTGTACTTGATTGGAAATTCGGTGACGGCGTTGTGGTCGAGGTTGAGGAAAATCCCCAACTGATGTTTTACGCGGCGGCTGCCATGCGCACGCCGGACGCGCAATGGGCATTTGAAGGCGTCACTGAGATTGAATGCGTCATTGTGCAACCCCCACAGGTGCGCCGCTGGGTAACAACGCCTGAGCGCATCGCTGAGTTTGAGTTGCAGTTGGTGCAGGCGGTCAAGCAAGCAAAGAAGCCAGACGCAAAGCTGGCCGTGGGCGATCACTGCAAGTGGTGCGCGGCCAAGCCGATCTGCCCCAAGATGACCGGCGCAGTTGACCGCGCATTGAAGGTGCAGATCGAAGCATTGCCGGCCGAGCAGATCAGCACGTATTTAAAGAACGCTGACATGCTTGAGGAATGGATCAAAGACTTACGCGCCCTTGCATTGCAGATGCTTGAGTCTGGCGCCAAGTTGCCCGAATACAAACTGGTGGCCAAGCGTGCCATCCGGTCATGGTCAGACGACGAGAAAGCGAAAGTCGCTTTGTTTGCGTATGGCCTCACAGAATCTGAAGTGATGGAGACTTCTGTCGTCTCCCCCGCCAAGGCCGAAAAGGCGCTTAAAAAGCGCAAGATCGGCCTACCGGAAGACCTAGTGGTCGCCATTTCTTCAGGTAACACTTTGGCAAGCGTGGATGATCCACGACCCGAAGTGATGCTCTTGGGCAAACAGTTATCTGCTGCCCTTTCTAAACTACAGTAAGGAAAATCATGTCTAATTTAGTAACCTTCTCTCAAGCTAATCTACCCGCAGTTTCTACCTTGTCCAGCGCTTTGCGTTCGATCCAAGCCGAAGTTGGCCCGTCCGGTGTTGTCATTATCAAGATGGACAAAACTGGCCACTGGGTCTTTGGTGCAGATCAAACCGAAGTTGAAGACGACGCTATCTGGGCAGTCAACCCTTTCTCATTCGTGCATGGTTTCATCGCTTGGGGCGATGGCGAAGTGCTGGGCGAGAAGATGACAAGCGTCAGCAACCCATTGCCTGAGTTGGATGAGGCACCGCCCCAAGCCAAGAAGGGCTGGGAGACTCAAGTCGGTATGTCTATCAAATGCTTGACAGGCGAAGACAAGGGCATGGAAGCGCGCTTCACCACCACGTCAGTGGGCGGCAAGCGTGCGGTTCAGACCTTGGCTGTGGCCTTGGCCGAGCAGGTCGAGAAAGACCAAACCAAGCCAGTGCCAGTTGTGCGTCTAAAGAAAGACCACTACGCCCACAAATCCTACGGCAAGATTTACACGCCAGTGTTTGAGGTTGTCGAGTGGGTGAGCATGGATGGCGAAGCGCCTGTTGCTGAAGTTGTTGAAGAACCAGCAGCACCTGCACGCCGCCGCCGTTCAGCGTAACCTTTCTGATGGGCGTTATGAGCGCCCATTGGAAAGGAGACGCCAATGCTTTGGTTAGATTTTGAAACGCGCAGTACGTGCGACCTACGCG